TGAGAAGATGGATTTTAGGGGTTATTATACTTGTGGGCTGCCAATTAGAGCCAGAGATAATGTACATCCCAGAGATTTACGAGATCAGGGATACACTCTATGTTCATGACACTTCGTATGTTGCAAGTGAAGCATCTTTTGGGATTACCTCTAGTGCCACGCTCTATCCGTATGGTGCAGACAGCTTGGAACTCGGCTACTGGTATGCTGTTACGAAATTGGATTCATCTTTTGTTGATTCTGTTTTTCTTACTGGTGTCATCATTAAGTGGAATGATGATATGAATTGGGGCGATGTGATGGATAAGACACCTTATGTACCCTGGCCTGATAATGCTAGAGATTGGAATGCTCCATTTAGTTATGGTCATGGCGAGTTTTTTTCTAAGCAGATATGGGCAATAGATGATTGGCCCACAGATGGTGTAGTATCATACACAATGGAGCTTGGGTATAAATGATTGAAGCTTATGCGGAATATGGAGCAGTTGCGGTTATCATTGCTTTGTTTGCAACTCAAATTGTATTCCTACAGAAGACATTGATGGGTAAGCTGACAGAGATAGAAGATATTTGTATCAAACTTATAGATAGATGGAACAGGTCAGACGAGACAATGGACAGGAGACATGAATCACTCATAAAAGAAATGAATGATGTTACTGATGAGATTAATTTTATTAAAGGCAGGATAAATGGTGGGTCGAGATGAAGGTCAAGAATGGTGATGGGTCTTACGCTATTAGTCTAGGAAATATTATTACTATACTAGTTATAATATCTTCAGTAGCTGTGCTATGGGGTAGTATGGGAAATACAATCAAGCATATGGAATCTGAAATTCAATTGAAAGCTGATAGGGAATTAATAGAAACCCACCTGGAATACATTGCCCAACAGATAGAAGATATTAAAGAAACTTTAAATGCTGTTCAGAAAGATGTTTCGGAGATGAAGTAATGCCATTGTACGATTATAAATGTAAGAAGTGCAAGAATGTGGTGGAGCACTATAACCACAATATGGTCACATCCAATGAGGATGATTTTGTAAATACAACCTGTCCCAAATGCTCCAATGGGAAGTTTGAAAGAGTTATTGCTCTCCCCCATGCTATCGTAAGAGAAGGTGGGGAATGGGCAACGGCAATTAGGAAGGATCAGGTAGATTTTTCTTCAATAACAATGGAAGAGGGTCTCCAAAGGATGTCCCCAAGCAAAGGAGCTTAATATGAAAATAGCTGACATGATGGTTGATTATCTTTGTAACGAAGAAACAAAAGAGGAGATCTTAAAGGCTTTGAATGAAGCTGTTGATATTCCCATGATCAATGAAAAAACAGAAGCTAAAATATTGGATGCTATTTACAGTGTTGTCGAGACTGCGATTAAGGTAGCTATTCGTAAGTAGGATTCTATATGCCGAAACAACTAGCTACCCTGAGAGATTTCTCAGGCGGCCTAAACAGCCAGAGGGACAAGCGAGACATTGCTGACAATGAATCCACACTCTGTATTGATGTTATAGGTGATCAGCTAGGAGTTTTGCGGACGATGGGTAATGGATCTGGAAGCCCCAGGCAGAAAGATCATTCTTCTTCTACACAATCTTTCAATGCTATTTCATCCACGGATATGGCTAATTGTGGGGGCTATGGTTTAAGACATTTTGAGTTTGACTTTAATGAAGCTGGTACCAATACGGGTGAGCATTACTTTGGGCTTATAGATGAAGCTGGTCAGTTCAGTGTTGTGGACTATACAAATAATACATGGGCAAATATTATAGACTTGAATGGTAGTGCAACAACAGTTCAGGGGTTTATTACTCCATTAGAAAATTCCGTTAGATTAGCTGATGCTTCACTCCATGCATCAAGTGCTGTAAAGTTTTATGGCTATATAAATCATAAGGTTCTTGGGCTCCAGCAGGCATCCTTCGCCTCTGGTGGAAACACATTAGCCAAGCCTACCGGCGGGAACAATGTTACAAGTGCCACCTATACTGATGGCGTATTTAACATTAACATATCTCAGAACGGTGCGGGTACAGGAAGTTGGGTAGCGGGATACTATGTTTTCGGGGCGACCTTCATATATGATGGGAACCAAGAATCCAGAGTATACACGATGAGCACAACTGAGAATGTCACCAATGAAGACTGTTCTTTAAATATTATAGTGTATGCTGATAGTAGTGACGGATTGTCGAGTAGCTTGGGTCAGGATTATGATGCAAGAATTACAGGTGGAAGAATTTATTGGAAGTTATATGACAATACAAATAGTAGGGTCTCGGATGGAGAATGGAACCTGTTGGTAGACATAGACTTAACAGGGGCAAGCGGTGATGACATGGCTTATGGAATCCGATCCAAGATGAGCGGAGCTTTCACAGATTGGACTATCAGTGGCGGGTCAAGCCCCACAGCTTTGTCTACAGTAACAGCACTAGATCCCAGTATAGATACCTATGCTACCATAAACGGCTATTCAAGCTTTGATGGACCTCTTATTATAGGTAATGCGGGCGATGGCTATAAGTCAGCTATCTTTACAAATAGGAGAATGTTCGTGGCTAATGTTGTTATGACAAATGCGTCAGGTCAACAGACTAAGAACGCGGATAGAATAATGTATTCTCCCGTGAATAAGCCTGACATATTCCCGAGCAGTAATTTTATAGATGTGGTTAAGGGTGATGCTGAGGAGTATATAAAACTTGAAGCTTTAGGTGGGAAGCTCTTTGCCTACAAGAAAGATACTCTTTTCATTGTTAATATTTCAAGTCCCAATCCATCAGGATGGTTTTTAGAGTCCACGCACAAAAGTATGGGTGTTCTCCACCCTGCCGCTGTAACAAAGACACAGTTTGGATTAATGTGGTTAAACCCTAATGGCTTATATGTATATGAGAGCGGGAGTGGGATCACAGAGTTAACCGAACAAAAGTTTTTAAGTGGTTATAGAACAGACGCTTACAGCACAAAAGCATGGGCCAAGTTTGTCACAGCTAATACTATTGTGGGATATTACCCCAAGGAAGCTCAGGCTATTATTGTAAGAGATTGCACAGATGCAACGGCAAGTGCGGGAATAGGTGGCAATGGCTCGGATGTGATCGTGTATGACTTTAAGACGAGATCCTTTTGGTTGGGCGAGGAAAGGCTACAGTCAGGGGCTATCGTTACAAACTTTGAATATGATGCCAATGGTGATCTGATTTATGGATCAGAGGCAAGCGATACAGTTACTCTCAGGACATGGCAGAGTGATGATCAGGACTCAAGCAAGATAGTATATCAGACTAAGGACTTTGATTTTGGAAACCCTAGCTTGGTAAAGAAGGTATATGCTTTCTATGTCACATACAAATCAAGCTCAGGCACTACTATTAATAATGTATTGTCCTTTGCTGTTGATGGTGGAACGAGTTTTATAACCACGAATCTTTCAAATAATACCTTTGATCAGGCTACGGGATTTGAAGTAGCCAAGATAACATTGAGCTCCCCGAAAGAATGTCAGAGCATGGCACTAAAGTTTACTGTTGACTCCGCTACAAAGATTGAATTGAATGATGTCACTATTGAATACAGGACACTAAAGCGAAGGGTTGCGTCTACATAATGCCTAAAAGAAGAAGAGGAGGAGCGTTCTCGTATAACAGGGTAGCTGAGGCTCCCGAATATACCCCATCTCCTAGCGATGGTGCTGGATATGCCCCTTATGTAGGCATAACAGAAGCTAAAGATGGAGATAGTCTAAGCTATAAGGACGATTCCATAGGATTTAAAAGAGTTAGAAGTGGTGGTGGATACAGGAATCAAATGAGTAACAAGCTTGAGGATAAGAAACTCAGGCTCACAGACGCAAAATTAACAAACCCTGTAGCTTCAGGGATTAGGCTTGGCAATTCAGATAGCGGAGTAGGATTCACTATAGATGTGGATGCTGCGAATGGTCGATTTGAGGTTAAGGATAATACGGGATCAAGTGCCACCACTCCAATTGTAATCACTGGTGGTGACAATAATGATGGCTCCATTAATGTAAGTGCCGCAGGTGTCCTTACAGATGTGAACGATAAGTTTATACAGAATGCCAAGTTCGGTGATTTTATGTTAGCCAGTGCAAGCGGTGGTCAGGCGGGAACTATGGCGGTTGGGCAGACTGGATATGATGATGGCACGGGTGTATTTATGGGAGATGTTAGTGGAACCTTCAAATTCTCCCTTGGCAACTCAAGTGGGAATAAGATAAGGTGGACAGGTAGTGCCCTTGATATTACGGGTGCGGTTAATGTTTCAGATGCCTCAACCCAAACGGGAACCACTACAATGACAGGTGGTGGGATTACCCTTAGTGGTGGCGGTGCTATTAAAAGCACAGGGAAGGACAATGCTGCTGACTCTACAGGAGGCTTTTTCTTAGGGCATGACGGTAGTAGTAGCTATGACTTCGCCATAGGAGATGGAACTAACAGCTTAATATGGGATGGCTCTGCGGCGACACTGGTAATTACAGGTGCTGTTACTTCTACCTCTGGAACTATTGGCGGATGGACATTAGCATCATCTACCCTTTCAAGTGGATCAGGCTCAAGCTTTATGGCCCTAGATCAGGGTAATAAGAAAGTTAGAATAGGTGCGAAGGCTACTCTAACAGATAGTAATGATGGTGTTCACCTAGGAACAGATGGATTGGCTATAGGGGCAAGCTCTGTATTTAAGGTGACTAATGCCGGTGCTTTAACAGCCAAGTCAGCTACTATAGGTAATTGGAGTGTAAACACTACCTCTATCTATACGGGCACAGAAGATCATTCAGGCTATACAGCCAATTCTGGTGATATGACTATCTATTCAGACG